AAGTAGCATAGGCTCCAACTAGACCGCTAGAACCTCCGCCGATTGTTTGTGATAATTTAGAAAAGTTTTTTGTGCCGTTTGCAGTTTGAATAAGACCTTGTTTTTGACGACCATAGTTTTGCGATTGAGACTTGTCAAGATTTTTAGTGCTTTTATCTGCTCTATCTACAGATTTTGCAAGATCATCGGTTTGTCTTTGAGTAACTTTTAATCCTTTAGCGGTAGTTACTATTTCAAATATTACTTTGTTATCAGCCATGTTTTCTTCTTAATCTATCGCTCTCTGCTTTTATTTGCTTTTGAGATTTTTCGATTGCTCTACCATCTAACCATAATACGGTGTCAAGTATAAATTCTTCTTGGTGTTTTTCTATTTTGTAAGACTTTAATAACATTTTATAGCTACCAAAATCTTTTCCTGTATACCCAATATCTGCGTATACTCTATCTCCTAAACTATAGAAGATGTTCAAAGCATCTATTACTAAATCAGGAAAATCCTCCCAATCATCTGGACACTTTGACCAGTCAGGTTCTTCACCCATTTGTTCCATCATTTCCAAGTATTGATCCTTGGACATTCCTACATCTCTGTTATCCAGAAACAGGGCTAGGCGTTCCTTTAACTTTTCCCTCATTATTTGTGCGAAAATTTTCTAAATCAAAGACTACCTCATTGAGCCAGTTATCAAACTCAGTAGAATTTTCTACTAAAACTTGAGCATTTTCTTCTGAAAATTCTAGTTCTTTTTTAGAGTCTTGATCTTTTAAATCTACAAGTAATAAATCTTGTAAAAATTCTAATTTTAAACCTTTCCAGTTTTTTACTGTTGAACGAGTAAATTCTACTACAAATTTTTCATCATTTAATTCATCTTCAAATTGACGAGTTTTACGATTAAATTTATTTATAGTACACTTCTTTCGAAGATTTGTTAATTCTTTTCTTGATAGATTTGCAAGTTCTACTTCAAATCCTGTTAATCCTGGGAATTCCACCCACGTTGTTTTACTATCTACTAGTAATGATTTTAATTCCATGTTGTTATATTCTCCTTAGTATGTTATAACGGTTGATAAATTTGCAGGATTGCCTACCAAACGATAGTCAAAAGTCTGCGTAAGAGCTTCTTGAACATTCATTCTTTTAGTAAACATACAATTTGCTAAGTTTGCGTCTAAGAATGTATTACCATTTACTATCGTTTTAACACGAACTGTAGTGTCTGTGTTAAAAGTCTGTACTGTACTTGAATTGTTAGTCGTAATATATTGTACTATATTACCTGAAACAACTCGTCTTCCGAGAGTAAACCCAGAAGGATACATGGCATTTGAAGCATTTGTTGCTGAAAGACTGCTTTGTAATGTTTCATAAGGTGTCCATGATATTTCATTTTGAACACTTAGTGTAGCAGATATAATGTTTGAAACATCTGATCCGCCAACTTCCACATCAATAAGCGATAAGGTGGGAGTTCTTGTCGAACTAGCACTCGCCAGTGAACCTGGGAGTGAATAAGAAGCATTTCCTACTCTTTCTAACTTTTGTGCTTGTCCTGAGACAGCTAAAGTTAGTGCTGAACCTTTTGCTAAATTAAAATCGCCATTCGTAAAAACACATTGATTTAATTTAAAAGTACTTTCAGTAGATACTATATAAAGGTCAAAACTATTAATTCTTGTTTGTCCTTCTGTTGCATCATAATCTGTTAAAAGACTTTTTACTATTGTTTCATCTTTTTCTGTAGTTAATGAAACTGTAAAACTAAAGTCCGCAGGGTTTGCTTTTGTTATACTTGTTCCCTGAAACATCTTTGTCTGATCGTGCAAAGTCTTTACTTCATATGCATCTTCCGCAAATGTTTGTGAGAACGACACGTCGGGAGCCGTTACCAATAAGTAACGGCTTCCTCCATGTACGAGGTGTACTTTACTTTCTCGTAGAAAGTTGTACTTAATTGTCATTGTTATTCTACTGTTAAGTCTGCAGAATATCTAGAATCTGAGTGAGTTGTTAAACCTTTATACACTATGGTCATTTCATCTGCATCTGTTAATGTAGTTCCATGAGCCGAGAATTCTACTGAAGTAGAAATCAGATCCCCTGTTTCGATTGTTGGCACTTGCATATGTGCTCTTGGAATACTAAATTCAACGACTGGTACAGCACTTGAAGCGCCTCCCATAAATAAGCTCATATCAAATACGTTACTAACTAAGTTCGTTGCACTAGCTAAGTCTGTAAGTAATTGGTTTGACCCATCGTCTTTTGTATCCAAGTAACATGTTAAGTTACCAGTAATCTGTCTAGCTCCTGTAAAAGAGCCAATTGGTTTGTCAATAATACCTAGTGTTTCAGGTGTTACATATGTTACATTATTAGCAATACTAATAGAACCACCAGTAATGTTAATTGCATATGTTCTTGCATCTAATCCACCAGAAGCTGAACCACCACCTTGAGCGGCTGCAACAAGTGTTAATGTTGACAGTTTGTTTCTTAAATAATCAGCATCATCTGGTCCAGTTGGATCAGCAAAGTTATACCCTTCTACAAAAGTAGCGGTTGTAACTGAGTTATCTGTTCCATTTAAAACATTAGCTGTGTTATGGTTAGCAGTTGTATTGCCTTTTTGAACATGAAGTGCTTTTGAAGGATCTTCGATTACTGTTGAAACTTGGTCAATTGTTGTTGCGTTTCCAGACCATGTTAACTGGGCAATACCATCAATTGAGAAGTCAATCTCACATTGATTTACCTGTGCCTCATTCAAACGATAAGTTGTATTTTCAAGAGCAAAGAATATTGAAAGTTTCAATAATTCATGATGCTCTGATCTTGCAAAGTCTACGTCTGCTGATGTGCCATCTATGATAACCGCTGGATCAGACGTTGTGCCTGAAGGATCGGTATCTGTAATAGATGCACCTGCAATAGAAGCCCATAGAATGTTTTCAACCATATCCATGTCGCCACTATCTCTCCAACTGTTTGTACCATGTTTGAAAGGTCTTACATATGTTCCGAAAGACCATTCTGCAGGTGGTAAAGAATCATTAAATCGTTTTGAACCACGATTAGGTGTAGCACCAGCTTCGTTAATAGTAACATCTGTTGCCTCACTTCCTTGTGAAAAACTATATCCATCTAAAACACCAATTCTAAAAGTATTTACTACTGCTGATGCTCCAGTTCCGTCACCATTACCTTTAAAAAGTCCTAGTGCTGTTCTTGAGTTATCAGTTGTTGTTGTACCTGTTACTCCGTTTACTGTTACAATAAGTCCATTAGTACCACTTCCAGTAGAAGCTGTCGAAGTTGCAGTTTCATTGTCTACAAATCCAGATCCTCTGAAATTATTTGGTAAATAAAGTTCTGTAACTTTTCCGCTTGAAACTGCTGCAACAATTGCTTTTAGTCCGGCACCAGATTGACTAGTTGTACCAAAAGTAATTACGTCGCCTACAGCGTGACTCGCGTTAACTCCTGAAATTAAATCCAAAGTTTTAACTGACCCACCACTTGCGTGTACTCCATTTACAGAGCTGACAAATACTTTCGTATTTCTCGATAAATTTAAAGCCATTTTGCTTTCTCCGTTTTTATAATGGAAAGGGTGCGGCTACATATTTATGTGCCTTACCTGTTTCCTAATATCGTACTCTGACTGTCATTTCCCCAATTCCTAAAGGAGCGATAACTCCTTCATCAGTACTTATACTTCCTATTGTTAAAGAAGTTGTACTTAGACTTGGATCGACCGTGTCATCATACACTAAACTATCATTATCATCTATAATACTTTCAATATCTTCAAGTAATAATGCTAGTGTTTCTTGAGTATCATTTTCATCACTAATGTATACTCTTATTGTTAAATCCAACAATCTCCATTTAAATGCTCCAGGTTGATATTCTCTGAATTCATCCCCTGCTACTACGCAGAGTTTTGGATATTGTTCTATTTCATCTAAAAATTTTAAGTGTCCATCTACATTGTTGAACACATTTGAATTAAAGGGATGATTACCATTAATTCCTTTTAACTTTTTTACGAGAGCATCTACTACTTTTTTTCTTTTCGTTCTGCTTACCATTATACTCTCCTAAGTGTAAATTTTGTATCTAATCTTGCTGCTGCTAGTTGTCTAATGCTCTTTTCTATAAGAGGCCTTGGGTCATAATTGGGACTAAACTCTCTTCCGCCTTCAAATACTTTATATAATGGATTATATGTATAATCAAAATGTGTCATATTGCCTGTTGAAGCTGCATTTGTAATAGCTGCAGATTCTGCAAATCTTCCAGATTGATTTATAAGTCCAGGTCTTCCCATATTTCCTGTTACTTGTTTTGCTAATTTAGCATTAACAAAGGCTCTAGTTTTAAAAGCTTCTTCAGTTGCTCTTTGTTGTTTTAAATCTCCTTGTCCTAATCCTTGCTCTGTACCCTGTTTTGCCCTTACTCCTTTTGGGGGAGATAAAGGTATTGCTGTAAATTTTTTAAGACTTGTTTTATATGTTTTTCTCTTTGGTTTAGTTTCTTGTAACTTTGTGTTTAAAGGAGCATTTTTATATTTTGTTATATTTTTTGCTAAACCTCTTTTATAAAGATCGACTAAACTTTTATGATATACTATCCCTGCCCCTATTTGATCTATAAAAGGAGTGGACATTGCTTGTGCTGTCCATCCTTTAGCTGTATAATCCTTATACCTTTTATCTAAATAATCTCTGACTTCTGACAACAATTCTTTTGCCATTGCTCCAGCTTGTCCTGCTCCTTCATCATACCCTTTCATTTGGTTTTGAATCTGGTTTTTAAATTGAGTTTCTATATTAGTTTTTACATAAAACTTTTGATTTGGATTTGGAATAAGTTTTCCGTTCTCCCATACTGCAGCCTCTCGTGCCATAGTAAAATCTAAGTCTAATTTTCCAAACTTGCTTTGAACTCTGGATTTAATTGCTGATATATCTTTTGATATCAGTTCGTTGTCGCTTATAGCGTTGACTCCGTCTGCTAAAAAAGCAGCACTCATTTTAGCAACAGGTTCTGCGTGTCCTACATTGAACACTCCTCCCATTGTAAACCCTGCGCCTTTAGGTTTATTACCTTCTTTTAGATTTCTATTTTTTATTGCCTCTATGTTTTTATTTAAAGTTTCCCATAGTTCTTTTCCGCTTTTTCCTGAAGAAAATACTTTTTTAGAAATCTCTCCTTTTAAGTCATTAACGTCTGTATATACATCTTTTTCATATTGATCAGCAGTAACGCTATAAGTTAATTTAACACGGCCTGGAGTAACTTTTCTTTCAATCTCATATTTATTGCTAGATTTAAGTGTGGCGTTTGCAAATTCGTTTAAAATCTCGTCTGCAGTATCCTCTATTAGCTTTGTTATACTTGAGGCATTATTTGCACCCGCTTTAAAAACATCTTCATACTGTTTTATGCTTTTTACTGTCTTACCATCGCTAGCTTGCCATCCACCTACTTGATCAACTATATCAGTCTTTTTTATATCAAAGACCATGCCAAAAGTATTTAAAAATGCTCGAACTGGATCATCACTACCACTTGATTTTCCTTTTCTGTTTCCAGGTGGTGTAGGATTTAACTGCTCAGGTTTAAATATCTGTGCAAATATTTTTTCTAGTTCTTGTTCTAGATTTTTTATTGCCATTTATTTGTGCACTTTATAGAAATCTAGTATTCTCTTAATGTGATCTGGAAATCCTATGTTTTCTCTTAAACTTGTAGATACATTATTTTGTATTGAAGCTCCTGCTATTGCTATTCTGTCTTTTCTTTCGTCTTTCAAATAATATTTTACTAAATCAAAACATGCCAGTTTTAAATCTTCGGGTGTCGAAGCATAACCTGACCTATATGTAACTTTTACTGCCGCTCTTCCTTTTGGAAAAGCTTTATCTGCAGTTGCAGTTGTTCTAAAAATAGTATCTCTATCAGTGTCTACTACGTATTCGTACTTACCACTAGAATCTGAGTTACCTGTTATTAGAGTTGTATAGGAGTCACTTTGTCCTGATCTTTCTGCTACCAGAGAGACGCTGACAAGTGGGCTTTCATCCACTAAAATAGCATTTGTATAACTATCTTGAATATCGAAATATTCAGTTTTATCTGTTGAATAATAATCAACAAATGACGTGCCACAGTAAGTTTTTACTGCTTGACTTATGGCTGGCACTATAACATTTATTTTCGCATCTTCATTCACACCTGAAATTCCTGTGAAGTCCTTATACTGTTGTAATGTTACTAAATTTGCCATAATTAAAAGTGTGGGGCGATTAAGGCCGCCCCACGAATCCTGTCTAAGCTAAATATTAACTTCCTTTGTACATGTGTCCCCATTTAGAAGTAACGCCATCGATTAGATCGGTGAAGCCAATTCTTTGTGAAGCAACTAGTACTCTGCGCTGTGCAGCAACTTCGTAGTCAGACTCGACGGTTACGCCTCTGAGTCTTGGTAATACGTAGTTTCTAGGGTTAACTGCGATAGCAGCGAATTTAGATACTGCTGGAGTAGCGAACTCGTCACATAATAGTACTCTTGAACCGAATACTTGACCAATTTCACCACTTAGTTTAGTAGCCATGTCGCCTACTAAATTAGCATCTTGGAATTCTGCATCTTCTAGTAGTTCGAAATATGTTCGTTGTGAAACGATATAAACTACGTCAGATGGGTTAACACCATATTTGCCCATGTTTTTTCTCATTGAAAGAAGTTCTGCAGCTGTAACAGTATCAGAAGCGAAAGCAGTAGCTGACTGTGTAAAATCACTGTCATTACGTGCTAAATGAAGGAGTCCTTCAAAAGCCGCACCACTTGTTCCGTATGCACCGTCAGCATCATCACCAGCTAGGATAGCATTTTCAATACCTCTAGCATGTGATCTTACCATTGATTCTCTGATGAGAGGTAAGATTGGCATAATAGCATCTTCTTCAGTTTCATTACCTAAGTAAGACTGAGAAATAAGTTTTTTAGTTGAAAGAGTTCTTTCAGCCATAACTATACCAGCTCCGTTTGCAGGATCATAAGCATCGCCTCGTGGGTCTAAGTTACCATGAGGTGCAGAACCTGAAGCAGCTTGGTTACCTGTAAATTCAGCATAACCTGCATCTGGCAAGATTGGGATAATCATATTAGCAGAAGTCATTGGAATTTCTCTAAATAGAGGGGCCAAGACTAATTCATTTTGAATATCTCTTTCGATATTTGTTGAAACAACTTGTTCGAAATCAGCAGATGAAACGTCAACACCTGACATTTGGTTAACTTTTTCCATTAAAGATTTCGCCATTGGAGTTTCCCATCCTCTACCAGTAGCTAGACCTGCAAATTTAGCATCTGCAATGTCTTGCTCGAAGGATTTTTTCCAATCGCTGTTGTTTCCTTGTCTGTCGGCAAAGTGTCTTTTTGAATCACGAATGTTCATGATTTCTTCAGACTTCTCTGCTAGTTGAGCTTCTAGTGATTTAACAACAGTCTCTAAATTAGAGTAGTTATCATTCACGCGTTTCTCAACGTCAGACATTAATTTTTCAGCACCTGTTAATCCAGCTTGGATTACAGTTTTTTGCTCTTCCTGTTTTGCTTCCTCGGAGGCTTTTTGAACTTCGACGTCAGTAGCAGCTTTTTCAGCAGCTTCTTCAGCTAATTTAAGTTCAGCAGCTTTAAGTTCAGCTTGTTTCATTGCGTACTGTGCAACTGCTTTTTCAGCAGCTTCAGTAGCAAACGACTCAAGATTAAACTCTGGGTTGCTCTCAGGAGAATTATTTTCTTTTGACATATTTGTCTCCGTTGTGGCTTTCGCCGTACTTGGCTGCTCAATTTCAACAGCATCTGCTGAATCGTCTGAGTTAGCCGTATAAAAAGTTTGCTTATGCTTGTTGTAATCTTCCATAGATCCAAATGACTTGCTTAATCCAAAGGTTGCCCCTTGGTTGCATGGCAATGAAACTACAGAGACTTCGAAAAGCTCCGCGTCCTTTATTTTATATCCATCGGTTTCAGTCATATAATCAGCGTCCTTGACTTTGAAACCGACAGAAAAAGCTCCAAGGACACCGTCTTTAATAAGTTGAGTTACATCACCAGCGGCTTTAGATATCTTTGCAGATATTTCTAAACCGTTGTCTGTAACTTTTAAATTTGTTGCACGTCCGATAGGCTTATCATAGTTATGATTAAACAAAATGATAGGATTAGTCTTAAAGTTTTCTAATCCACCTTTTGTCCAAGCATCTCTTTCTATAATATCACCTGCTCTATCGACTGCATTTGTACTAGCTGATCCTTTGATCTCTACGCCACCGTCATCGGTGTCACCAAGTGATTTAAAAGTGCTAGTCCAGTTATAAATTCTTTCCATTTCTATTTCTCCGCTTTTTTCTTAGCCTTTGGGGCTGGAGCGGGAGTAGGTGTTGGAGCTTTTACAGCAACAACTACTGGATGTCTTTTCTTCATAGCTGATAATACTCTGCTCCAAGATCCAAATGCTCTTCTAAGCATATAATCTTTGACAGGTACTTTCGTGCCATGGCTTTTGTAGGTTGTTAAATCCATTTTTTCAACTCCTTCTTCAGCGAAAAAGTCAGATAATGCTTTAGCCATCATATCTTTTGTCATAATTTATTCTTCCTCTATTGGTGACGACTCTGGTGGTCGACCTCCCTCTTCTGGATTGACAGCAGAGCCTGCTATATTTGCAGGAACTCTTGGATCATCAAATCCGTCTACAGGTTCTTTGCCTATTGCTTCTCTTGCTTCATTTGGACTTATAATTCCAGTATTAACAAGTGTTGCATAGTAAGCTGCTTGGTCTCTCAGTTCTGGCTGTAAAGCAGGTATTCCTGTTACATCTTCAGATAGTGAGAATCCAAAGTATCGTTCTAATGCATACCCCATCTTTCTTACGATTGGTAAGACAGTTTCAAGGTAGTACAATCTGTGATTGGGTCTTATGTTTGCGTTATTACCACCGTCTAATAAGATTGGTGGTATTCCCATAGCTTCTAAAATAATCTTCTCATTTGAAGTAATAGAACTTTGGAAGTCTAATTCTTTAAAATTAATGTTTGTTAGGGTAGATACTTCTAGTCCACCGTCTAGTATAAGAGGCCGTCTGCCTCCTGTTGTTGGGTTGTACCTCATGCTCCATGCTTGTAACATTCTTTCTTTGATTTTCTCAGAAAGAGTATTTGGAGATTTAAGTACTAAACCTGGAACTGCTCCGTTTTTGAAAAAGTTGTCTTGAAACTTTCTCATATTTCCTAGTAACTGCATAGTTCTATACGCTGGTTTTAGTCTAGGTGTTCCTCTGTAAATTGAGTTAAAACTATTTTCTTTTATATGTATTATCTCATTTACTGAATAGTCTATGCTATTCTCATATGTGTATTTTGAAACAAAAGTTTCAGTGTCAGTTTCTATTCTTACTTTATTTGCTGGTAAATGGTACATATGTTGTCCATCAAAGTATATAAATATATTACCATCAATAAGTAAGTCAATAATTAAGTTTCTTTTAAAAGAACTAATATCCTGAAAAGGATTAGGTTCTACATTTAAAAGTAAATTTACTTTTGATTTACGAATATTTTTTAGTATACTATTCGTACCTAGTATTTTATCCCCAACTGCGAAGGGAATTTCAGCAACATCATCAACGATCATGTTAACTGCTCTATTGACTATTTCTAGTTGTTCGTATGCATTTTGATAGTTAGTAACGACTTCACGTGAGTCTACCGTTAAACCTTCGTTTCTCGAAATAACGTATTGCGAAGGATTCAACTTTTCTTCGTTGTCTCTTCCTAAAATTCTATCGTACCATGCCATATTTTTGTCTCTGCTTCTCGACCCAACGTTTTTGTTTCTCTGCTGTGATCAATTTGGGTCTTTTTCCATATATTGAGTGTAATCGTAAATGATGGTTATGGCAGAGGGTTACTGTGTATTCATACACTTTTTCCCAATTATCATCAATGAAGGACTTTCGAAGTGCTAGTATGTCTTGCTCATTCTCTATAGTATATTTTTCTGTTTTCAACCAAGTTTCTAGTAATTCGGTGAGTCCGTAATAATGATGAAAATCTAAGTCTATATTGCTTTCACAAATATAACAACTACTTTGTTTCTTATATTTGGATTTAGCTTTGTCTCTTACATATTTAACTAAATCTCTTTTTAATTTCATATTTCAACTCTTAATTAGAATTATACCAAAAAGTCACATCATATGTCAAGAACTGTTTTTTACAGGTCTTATTAAAACGTAGTGGCTGTAGTTTCAAATGTATACAGTGCATATCGTAAAGCATCCGCCATATGGGATGACATATTATGTTTTGGTTTTTCTTTTAATAAATTAGGATTCGGATCCCACTGGTATTGATCTAATGACATCTGCGCTTGTTTGCAAGTTTGGTCTACAATAAGATCATCATTGTCTACAATTCCTGCTACATGACCGATTCCATCTAGTACTGATTTCTTTGCATTGATAGTACTGATATCATAGTTTTGTGCGAAATCGTATCTCGTTTGTTGTGCTGCAGAGTCAATATAAATAAAATCAATATCCCATTTATCAATTAATTTTTTTATCTCTATAGCGTGTTGTTCTGTAGTACGTTCAGCATCCATATATTCGTCAACTAAGTAATATTTCTTTTTATCCCAATCGTAGGCAATAACACAAAATGCTGTTGGATCCTTATACCCAACGTCTAGTCCTCCAAAGACATCCATTTGACTAGTATCAAATTCTTTTAAATCTGCTGTACATTCTTCGTGATTAAATGCCCAAACTTGTCCTTCAAAGACATTAAAGTCTGCCATATACTCTTGATTGAATTCTGCTTGGGACATTGTCTTTTTAGCTTCTTCAATGTCTGCATCTGATACTCTTGGGTTTTCGTGATAGGTTGCTTTTATACTACACCACTCTGGGAACTCGTCTGTCCACCCTCTATAATAAAACTCTGCAAAGTAGTTATTCCGTCCACGTGGAGTAGATATAAAAATTGCTTTTGAGTTTTCTTTATCTAGTGTAGGTCTCAGTGCTACATTGAAGGCATCTCGTCCATCTGTTAGGGCTGCTTCATCAAATATAATGAGATCATAACTTCTACCAACTACTGAGTCTACCTGATTGATAGAACCCATTCGTATAGTAGAACCGTTTGATAGTTCTATAACTTTGTCTTTTGCGTTGTCTCGTGTTACCTCTAAATCAAAATGCTTGATGAGATTTCTCTGTAAGTCAAATGATATTTGGGATAATGCGTAGTTGGGTGACATAAGCAGTACATGAGCTCCAGGTACTAAACAAGTTAGCTGTCCTATAATATTACTTATGTAAGTTTTGCCTTGTCGTCTAGATACTGCTGCAGTTATAAAACGATATTTAGGATTGTTGATTGCATTGATAATTGCAGTCTGAGATGTGTTAGGGGTAACGTTTAATAAGTCAAGATACCCTTCAATAGGTAGCTTGATAAAACGAGTTTCGGGATTCATGTCCATTAAGTAGTCTTGCACTACATCGGAACGGCTTACTTCAATCAATGTAAGGTCTCTTTTTCAAATAGGTTAAAGGGGTCGTCGGACTCGAATAGTCCATGTTCTTTTGCAAGTTCTAGAAGGTAGAGATAGCCTCCGCATAAATCAATAATATTAGTTTCAGTATTAGTGGGGGTTATCCCATTAACTTGTCGTTTCTGAAACTTCTTTAATACATCTGCTGCTTGCAAGGATAGTCCGTCAAGCCATATCTCTCTTTTGTCAATTACTTTTGGTATTGTCATTATTTCCTTCGTTTACTTCCAAATCTTCTTTTTTGAGAGCTAGGTGGTCTTTTCTTAGAGCCACCTTTGCCTGCCCAAAATACTTTGTTTGCCCAATAGGCTGCGGAAGATTTACCTTTTTTGATATTTCTTCCGTGTCGTGCTTTGAAACTGCGTCGTGCTTCAGGACTATAATTATGTCCCATGCCTTGCGCTCCAAAGCGTATTATTTTCACTTTGCCACCAACTCGTACAGCTACTACAGCTTTTTTGGTTCGGTGCTTGGGAGTTCTTTTCGGTTTATTTAGTCCGCTTAGTCCTGCCCTTTTTAATCTTCCTTTTTCGCTTGTCGTCAGTGCCATTGTGAAATAAGTCCACGACTTTATTAAGTCGTCCTGCTTTCATAAATTCATGAAAGTCTTTATGAATAATGTTTATCTTCTACGTAATATTCGACCTGCACCTTTTTTACCAAATCTAGCCCTTTTTGGGTTAGTAGTTTTGCCGAATCTTGGTCCGATTGCTTTCGGTGCAGCTCCGTAGAATCCACCAGGAGTGGACGAAGGAGTCTTTGTATTCACAAAAGTTCCTGCAGCTGCGTTGAGGTCTCTAGTAAGTCCTCTTTTTAGTTTATGTTTAGCTAACTTTGATGTACCATGTACACTTGGTCCGCTAAGAAATCCGCCTTGTCTTGCCATTTTCTTTTCCTAAACAGAGTTATCTCTGTTCCGTCCCATTCTTAAAATGAGTATTTAATAATTCTTTATTATTATCGGGGGAATGTAATAATTCTCTAAGCTCTTGCCCCCACCTTAATTTATCTTCCAGAGCTACACGAAATTTATGAGATAGATTAACTATTCCAATTATCTCGTTTATAATTTCTTTTTTGTTCATGCTAGTCCTTTAGTGACTTAGCTAATGAATTTTAGCTTTTAGCTTTATCCTTGGCTTTCATCATTTTATCTGTGATGTCCACTTTTCCGTCCCAGTTTTTATCTTCACCTGAAACGATGGCACAAAATTGTACCCATTTAATTTTTATCCACTCTACCATATTCTTCCTCGAATTGTTTTAATAATTTATAATAATTTTCCATGAACTCACCTTGAGGTACTTGGGTCAATGCCCAATCTGCAAATTTAACGTTTTGTTCTTTTTGCTTTTCTTCCTCTTCTGGTAACTGTTCGTACATTTGTTGGTCTGCCTCCGACTCCTTGCTTTACAGCTCGTTTTCTACGAACTGCTGATTTCTTTTGAGCTTTGCTCATAGTTCTAGCACGAGCTAAAGGTACACATTTTGGGTAGCCTTTTCTAGAAGTTTTCGCTTTTCCTCTACCGCAAGGTTGATATTTGCCTTTCTTTTTAGGTCTGCCAATATCAACCCATTTTTCTTTAAACCACTTTTTTAGTCCTGTACTAGCCACGGCGATACCTCCCGCCAGCTTTTTTATATTCTCTGACTAGGTATGCATTAG